GTGGCCAGACATGCAGTGGAGCGGAATGTAGGAGCTACAACCGGCATCGCGGAGCGAGCCGCTCTCTATCTCCGCGTCTCAACCGGGCGACAGGCTGATAGCGATCTCTCCATTCCCGATCAGCGCCGGCAGATCGAAAATTACTGCCAAGCGAAGGGTTGGGAGCGGGTCGCGGAGTTCGTTGAGCCCGGCAATACCGCTACCGATGATCGGCGTCCCGCCTTTCAGGCGATGATCGATGCCGCCCTGACGAGGCCCGCACCCTTCGGCGTCATCATCGTTCACAGCTTCTCGCGCTTCTTCCGCGATCAGTTCCAGTTCGAGTTTTATGTCCGCAAGCTCGCGAAGAACGGCGTGCGGCTGATCTCCATCACCCAGGACCTCGGCGACGATCCCATGAGCGTCATGATGCGCCAGATCATGACGCTGTTTGACGAGTACCAGTCGAAGGAAAATGCGAAGCACACCCTGCGGGCGATGAAGGAGAATGCCCGTCAGGGCTATTGGAACGGCTCACGCCCTCCCATCGGCTACCGCATCGTGATTGCCGGCCAGCGCGGCTCCAAGGTCAAGAAGAAGCTGGAGATCGATCCGATCCATGCCGACACGGTCCGGCTGATCTACCGGCTGGCCCTGACGGGTGATCCGCAGCGCAACGGCAGCCCGATGGGGATCAAATCGATCACCGCTTACCTCAATGAGCGCAACATCCGCACCCGCGATGGCGGGCGCTGGGGGATCGCTTCCGTCCATCAGATCCTGACCCGAACCACCTATATCGGGGAGCATCGGTTCAACACGCGGGACCACAAGACCCGAGCCCCCAAACCGGAAGCCGAGCACGCGATCGCCCAGGTCCCTTCGATCATCACCGAAGCTGAATTCCGCGCCGTGCAGGCGAACCTCAAGGTGCGAAGCCCCCAATGGACGCCGCCGCGCGAGGTGAGCGGCCCGACGCTTCTGACCGGCATCTGCTTCTGCGCCAGCTGTGGTGGCGCCATGACGCTCCGGACCGGCAAGGGCAGCTCCGGCGGCATGTATCGCTACTACGCCTGTTCGACGACAGCGCGCATGGGCAAGATCGGCTGCAAGGGGCTTGCCGTCCGTATGGACCGGCTTGACCGAGCCGTCATTGATCATCTGGAGCGGCGCATCCTCGATCCCGAGCGCCTGTCCGTCCTGCTGGAACAGCTTCTCGATCGGCGCGAAGAATGGGTGGAGCGGCGGCGCGGCCACATCACCGAACTCAACAAGCGTGCGACGGAGGCCGAGGCCAAGCTGAAGCGACTCTATGAGGCGATTGAAAACGGCCTCATCAACATGGCCGCTCTCTCATTGAAGGACCGCATCGCCGAACTGACCGCGATTCGCGACCAGGCCCAGGCAGACGCCAAGCGTGCGCAAGCGGCTGTGGAGAGGATCGGACCGAAGGTCACCGTCGAAAGCCTGAAGCGCTTCTCCGAGGTCGCGCGAGCCAAGCTGCGCACAGAAGCCGGTGAATATCACCGCGACCATCTGCGCGCACTCGCTCAGCGCGTCGAGGTGGTGAGCAAATCGGAGATTCGGCTGATGGGAAACAAATCTGAACTGCTGCGCACGCTAGCAGCCGCGTCAAGCGTAGGAGCGGCGGCGAACGGCGTTCGCAGTTTTGTACCGAAGTGGCGCACCCGGCACGATTCGAACGTGCGACCTTTGCCTTCGGAGGGTGACGATTCTGTTTTCCGTATCATTCCTCACCATTCCCCACCATTCCTAATCCTTTGATTTGCATGGGGTGGATCGTGTCCCATGTTTCCGCTAGCTTCCCCATGTTTGATAAAGCGTGGGTCCCAGGTGGGTCCCAGGTGGGTCCCAGAGGCGGGCAGTTTGGGTTCAGCGCGGATTAGCAAACGCATCGTTGACGCGCTCGTACCTGGAGCGGTCGATCAGTATGTCTGGGACACCGAATTGCCGGGCTTCGGCATCCGAGTTAGGCCGTCTGGTGCGGCGACTTACATCATCACGTACCGGGTTGGCTCAGGCCGGCGAGCGTCGAAAAAGCGGCTCGTCATCTCCGTTGTCGGCAAGTGCACCCCTGACGAAGCCCGGAAAATTGCCCGGCAGAAGCTGGCGCTGGTCGTAACAGGCGGAGACCCCGCGGCCGATCGAGCGCGTAAACGTGCTGATCTCACGGTGGCGGAGCTTTGCGATCGCTATCTTGAAGAAGGATGCGCTCTCAAGAAGGCGAGTACAGTCGAGGCAGACAAAAGCCGCGTCCACGCTCACATCAAGCCTCTCCTCGGCAAGAAGTTGATCGGGGAGATTGACCGATCGGACCTCGAGCGTTTCATGCGCGACGTCGCAGATGGGAGAACGCGACGCTCGGAGCTAATTCGGCCTGGCGTCAGGTCGGTGGTCCGGGGAGGGAAGGGGACTGCGACGCGCACGCTTCGCCAGATCGGTGGGATGTTCTCTTGGGCCGTGCGGCAGCGGTTGATGCCGAGCAATCCGGCGGCAGGTCTTGAGAAGTTCCCGGATCGGAAGAGCGAACGCTTCTTGAGTAGTTCAGAGCTAGCCGCTTTGGGCGCTGCCTTGCGCGAGGCGGAAACGACTGGCGTACCTTGGCGCATTGATGCAGCGAAGTCAGGCGTGAAGCACGTCGCGAAACGTCGGCAGTCGACGGTTTCTGACGCTTATGCTGTGGCGGCGATCCGTCTTCTACTTCTAACAGGATGTCGGCTCGGTGAAATTCTCAATCTTCGTTGGGCGGAAATCGATTTCGAGCGCGGCCTGTTGCTACTGCCGGATTCGAAGACAGGTCGAAAATCTGTCATCCTTAACGCACCTGCCGTTGTTATGCTGAGTGAACTCCCGCGGATCGGAATTTATGTCATTGCCAGCAGCTCCGCCGGATTGCCCGGTGAGAAGCCCCGCGCTGACTTGAAGCGGCCTTGGGCGGCCGTATCCCGGCGCGCCGGACTCGAGGGCGTTAGGCTTCATGATCTCCGACATACGCACGCTTCGATTGGTGCTGGTGCAGGTTTGGGATTGCCGGTCATCGGCAAGCTGCTCGGTCATACACAGCCATCGACAACCGCGAGATACGCGCATGTCGACAACGATCCCCTTCGAAAGGCGAGCAACGCGATAGCCAATCGGATCGCGGCGGCCATGGGGGAAGGGAGCGACGAACCGGGCGCCGACGTCATTCTGCTTCCTGCGACCAAGGTACACCGATGACCAAATCCACAGGCACAGCCGCAAGGCATGGCGTTTACGTCGGTGACCTATCGACACCCATCGCCCCTACCGACGTAAAGATGTCGCTGCTCGACGACCCGGTGGTTCGCGATGCCAAGGTGGAGGCGGAGAAGCGCCGCATTGCCGCTGAGTTGGAGCGGCGGCTCGTGCTCCTGATGAAGCATCACGGCGTGCCAGCAGACCAGGGGCTGCTCAGCCTCGCGCTTCTCGCAATCGAATTGGCGCGCGAGCATGTGCCCGGATTGCGGGTCGAAGCTTCGCCGGTCGCTCATCGACCGACGGCATGGACGAGCGACCGGAAGGCTCGTCTGGTGGCCGATATGGTGGAGTTGATGGCCGAAGGCAAAACGAAAGCGGAAGCTGCGCGTGCCTTGGTGAAGAAAGACGCATATCGATCGTTGGGCGGCCGGCCTCGCAGTCTCGAGAATCGCTTTGACGAGGCCAAGGGGGAGCCGTGGGTGGCCGCGCTAGCCAGCATCGCCAAGGAACTGCCGCCCGAGCACTTTGTTTCGGCGGTCCGCGCGCTCACCGCGAAGGAGTAACTTACTTCCCGGTGCACCGAAAACCGTTCCCCTAGTTTTCGGGCGATGACGAGTGGGGAGCGTAGAGGCACGGTCAGATCAGTAAGTAAACACTGATCCACGGTGCCACTATGAACACATCGCTTTCGCCTTCCGAACGAGAGGATTACGAGCGCCTCAAGCGGCTGGAGACCATCTCGTCCGGCACTGGCATTGATCCAGTATTAAATGAGGATGAGGCTGCCCGCTATTGCCGGCAAGCCCGCATTACGCTGGCGAAAGCTCGCCTGAAGGGCGATGGGCCGCCGTTTCTCAAGTTGGGCAAGAGTGTCCGCTACCTGAAATCTGATCTCGACCAGTACCTGGCGAGCAAGCGCCGCCGGTCGACCTCCGACGCCGGCGCGGCGGCGTGAGGTGGGCACGATGAACGCTCCCTCTCCCGCCTTTCCTGTCGAAATCGCGATCCTCCGTAAGAACGCCCGCGAGAGCGTTGCCGTGCGGATCTGTGAGTTCGAGAACGTCGCTTTCGTCGACGTCCGGATCGTGGACATCGCCAGCGGCAGCCGTCCGACCTTCTCGAAGAAGGGCGTCGCTCTTCGCCCCAAACTGCTCGGCGACCTCATCGCCGCGCTTCAGGAAGCCGAGCGCCAGGCCGCCGCCCTCGGGCTGCTGGCGGATGGGGGTGGCCGATGACAGAAATCGTCGAGCCGCGCCTCGTCGTCGAAATCGACGACACCACTGTCCACTATTACGACGCGCCGAGCGGCGAAGACTAGCCTCACCTTGCCCTCCTCGACGTCATCGCGCTCATCCGGTCGCCCTACCCGGAAAGTACTGCTCACAAGATTGAGAACGACCCCGAGGCCGCTGCGACCTACGTCGCCACACCGGAAGGGCTGGTGGTCATCGTCCCCCGCGCGGTCGCTTATGGGTTGGTCCGCGCGGCAGTGAAGGGCGGACTGGTGCATTCGACGGTCTTCGACGCGATCGAGGCCGGTGTGATCCTGGCCGCCGAGATGCAACTTCTCGAGCTTTCGGACGAGGAAAAATCGGCCTGGGCCGCGCGCGTTCATGAGCTCAACGGCGGGCTTCCGACGCCAACGCGGGGGCTGCCGCAATGAAGCGCAGCGCCCTCGTCGAGCCGATTCTCATTGCCGAGGTGAACGAAACCCCGGTCCGCTTCTTCGCGCCCCCCGACGGGCGCCCGTCGTTCGCCTGGGCAGCCATCGCCGATGTGGCGCTTGCCGCTCGTTATCCCGAACCTCGGAACCCGTCGTTCCTGGTCGATCTGCTCCGGGACGCTGGCGACGATGCCGCGCGCATCAACACGCCGGACGGCAGTGAATCGGTCGTGGCCTTCTGGCTCGCGAAGGCATTCTTCGACGGCGCTGTCCTGATCGGTGCCATCGAGCAGAGTGTCGGCCGCGCATTCGTTCGCGAGGCGGCGATCGCGACCTCGACACTGATCGACCCGCGCCGGGCCCCCCTCGAGCGCTATCTCGTTCAGGCACGCATACGACACGACACCAGCATGACGCGGTTCATGCCATGAGCAACGTCATTCCGTTCCATGCTGAGAACTTCACCCTCGCCGAGGCGGCATGGCTTCCCCTGCCGATCCCATTCCGAGAAGAGCTGGCGCTGCTGCGGGCCGAAGGTGCAACGGAGTTTGCCTTGCGCGAGGTGAAGGCTTTCGAGGTCAACTTCTTTTTGGGTAATTTCTTCGAGCTGGCCAAACACCCCGGCGACGGCGAGCGCGCCTTCATCATGCCGATCCGCGACGCGCGCGAAGCGATCATCGACCTCGCTGCCTGGCCGATCAACGCTCCCCATCGCCCAGCGCGACGTGATGGCCGCGGCGCGCTGCTTGGCGAAGGATTGATCGAAAATCCGGCCTCGTTTTATGGCGGAGAGCCGCTCCAGATTTACCGCACAGCGACGCGCTGGCTGGCGAACGATTGCCGCGGCGCGGTCATCATCGATTGGCCGGGCGCAGCTTTGAGGCTCGCCGATGCTCCGGCCATCGCCGGCGAAGATGTCGACCACGCTTTCGAGCTCGCACGTGGGCTCGATCCGCATGTCGCGAAATCGCGGATCTTTGCTCCGCGACCGCAGCGGGGCGCCGCCTGATGCGTGCGACAGAGATGGTGCCAGTTTCGGAATTGGAGCGTGGCGAACGCCAGGCGCAGCGTCGGCGCTTCAAGCTGACGCCGTTCAGCGGAATCGTTCTCTCCAGTGCGCCGACTTACCTGGTGCGGAAGCTTCTGCCGATGACGGGCCTCGCGATCATCTGGGGCGCGGCGAAGTGCGGTAAAAGCTTCTGGTTGTTCGATCTTCTCATGCATGTGGCGCTCGGCTGGTCCTATCGGGGCCGCCGCGTTCGGCAAGGCATCGTCGTGTATGTGTGCCTGGAGGGGCATCTCGGGTTTCGCGCGCGCAAGGCCGCCTTCGAATTCGAGTTTCTGCAGGGTCGTGATGAGGCTGTGCCATTCTTCCTTGTCGAGGCGACGCTTGATCTCATCGGCGACCATCGCGCCCTGATCGCCGACATCCGGGCCGAGCTGCGCGACCACTTCGGAGAGGATGCCTCTCCGGCGGTGGTGGCGATCGACACGCTGAATCGCAGCCTCGTCGGATCGGAATCTGAAGACAAAGCCATGGCCGCCTACATCCGCGCAGCCGGCGCCATCCAGGAGGCATTCGGCTGCCTTGTACCGATCGTCCATCATTCCGGTCTCGATGGCAGCCGGCCGCGCGGCCACACCTCCCTGCTTGGTAGCGCGGACGTGCAGATCGCGGTGAAGCGCGATGCCGCTGATCAGATCGTCACGCTGGTCGAGTACGCAAAGGACGGACCTGACGGCGACACCACCACCAGCCGGCTGCGCGTCGTCGAGGTCGGTCACGACGACGAAGGCGAGACAATTACCTCGTGCGTCGTCGAGCCTGCCGACGGCTCAGCTGTTCCGGAGAAGTCAGCCGGTCCGCGCCTGCCCAAGGGCGCCAAGATCGCCCTCGACGCGCTGCGTGACGCTGTGGCCGAGATGGGCAAATCCGCCCCTGCTTCGAACCATATTCCGCCTCAGGTTCGGGTCGTCAGCACCGAAAATTGGCGCAAGTACTTTTATAGCAAAACTCCGACCGACACTGAGACACCGCGCGCACGCCAACTAGCATTCAAGCGTGCTGCTGAAGCTCTCCAGTCGGCCAACGTGATCGGGGTCTGGGATGACGCCGTGTGGATCGCTCGGGAATGACGGGCGAACAAATCAAAATGTTCGCCTGTTTTACTGGGAGGCGAACATCCCTTCTATTCAAAATGTTTGCCCAAGAGGCCAAAATGTTCGCCATTGTTCGCCATGAATACGCAGAATGTTCGCCGAGGTGTTCGTGCGAACATAGGCGAACACCTTCTTTAGAAGGTGTCGCTTTGTTCGCCACCAATGTTCGCCAGGAAAGCGCTGTGCAGGAGGTGCGTCATGGGTGAGCACCAGAACGACGTGACCGTGCCGAAAGGGCGCCGTCCTCTGGCAAAACGGCCGAGGATTTCCGCTGCAATGCGTCGCGCGGTGGATGCATTTCTCTCGGGAGAGGCACCAACGCAAAAAGCCGCAGCGGAACTGGCGGGATTGAGCCGCGAGCACTTCAATCGTGAGTACCAGAAGGCTCACATACAGGCCCTTGTCCGTCAGCGGAGTGCCGAAATGTTTTCGGCGTTGCTCCCGCGGGCGGTTCGCGCCCTGGCAGAAGTGCTTGATGGCGACAATCGTGCAGCCCAGCTGAACGGCGCCGTTGTGGTGCTGAAACAGACCGGCCTGATCAGCCCGGACAACCCCGCCGTATCGCTGACCTTGCAGGTGCCTGGCTACATCATTGATTTGTCCGGTGGCTCCGGCGGCAGCGCGGCGCGCGTGATCGAGGGCACGGCGGTCGAGCCGCCGGCCGGTGGCCAGGACGACGACGCTGATGGGGATCCGCGGTGACGGCGGGCGCGGCGTCAGGCGGCAGCGACGGCCATCTCCGCCCGAATGCGCTGCACAGTGCCAGTGCCGACGCCGAGCCGGCGCGCGATCTTCTGCATGCCCTCCTCGCCGGTGGCGAGCGCCTCCCGGATGACCCGCTCGGTCTTCGCGTCGACCCTCGGTCGGCCGAGCACCCGGCCCTGGGCACGAGCTCGCGCCAAGCCGGCCTTGGTGCGGTCGCGGATCATGGCGCGCTCGAACTCCGCAAAAACGCCCAACATCTGGAAGAGCGCCTTGCCGGCCGGCGTCGTGGTATCGATGCCCTGCTGCTGGAGGAACAGGTCGACCCTCAGGGCGTGCAGGTCGGACAAGAACCCGACCAGATCCTGCAGCGAACGGCCGAGGCGGTCGACCGACCACGCCATGACGATATCGAAGCGCCGTCGGGCCGCGTCCTTGCACAGCTTGTCGAAGGCGGGCCGCTTGTCCCGGCCCTTGGCGCCGCTGATACCGTGGTCGGCATAGACCTCGACGATCTCCCAGCCGGCGCGCGCGGCGACCTCGCGCAGTTCGCGCTCCTGGTTCTCGACGGTCTGATCGTCAGTGCTGACGCGGACATAGATCGCAGCGCGGCGCATGGTCTTGGCCTCCATGGTGAGGCCGACATCGTAGCGCAGAGCCATACCGAATACGACTGTTTATTGTACAGGCAAGAGGCCACCTGCAAATCATTGCAGTCGCTCGGTCGGAAGAGGCCATTTGCGCCGACGTTTTCCGTACAGCCTCGCCTGTGCGTTGGGCTCGCCCGCCGGCGCCGCGCATCCTGCTCACACGACATCAGCCCGCCCGGCCAGGCGGAATGCGATCTCCGCTCCCCGAATTCTCCTTCGGCCCGGCGATCGTTCCACACGATCCCCGAGCGCATTGGGCCTGGCCGGCCGGTGCCGAAGGAGAACACGATGCCGGACAATCCCGCCAAGCACCTCGCCGACCAGTGGATCGCCATCGCCGTCGCCCATGCGTTCGACCGGCTATCGGGTGCGGCGACCCCGCCCCTGGGGGTGCTCGCAATAGAGCGCGCGCCAGCAGGGGCCGGGGGGTCAAAATCCGCCGCACCATCGTCGTCCGGCCCTCTCGCCCTCGACACCACCCAAATTATTTCGGAGCCTCGCGATACCACTTCGACCGATGCTCCCGCTCTCAATCTGGTCGAGAGCCTCGCCGTTATCGCGGCACATCGTTCGCGCCCTGTGGTCTCTCCGGAGCCGTTCTCCGATCCGCTCGTCGCACTACGGGGCGCGCTGGATCTGCTGGAGCACGGGACGCCGCGCGAGCATGTCGCCGCGCTGATCCGCCATTTTCTTGCTGGCCATGCCGATCGGCTGGATGCGGAACGTCTCGCGGCTTTGCGGCCGGAGGGGAGCGTTCAGTAGATGGAAACGCTGTTTTTGGTCGCCGGCACGGTCCTATCTGCCTCTGGCCAGGCGATGGCGGCACAAGAGCAGTCGCGCGCGGCGAGGTTTGAGCAGGAGCAGCTCAAGCGCGACGAGCAGATCCAGCGGACGGCCGCCGCCCAAGAGGAGGCCCGGCGCCGCGAGGAGTTGACCAGCCAGCTCGGCACCATGCAATCGATCCGCGCGGGCCGCGGCGTCGGCATGTCGTCGCCGACGGGCATGGCGATCCTGACCGACGTGGCGTCGGAGGGCACGCGCGACGCGAAGCAGGCCGGGCTCAACTACCTGCTGAAGGCCGATAGCTCGCGCATGTCGGCGTCGATGGCGGGTCAGAAGGCCAAGTACACGCTTTTGGGCGGCTACATGGACGCCGGGGCGACGCTCGCCGGCGGCGGTTATAAATTAATGCGGGGCGTTTGATGGCCGGGACCGGACTTCCCATTCCTCAAACCGGCGTTCTCGCCCAATCGCCGGGCGTGGTCGACGGTGATCGCTTCTCGTCCGCGAGCGCCTGGATGCAGGTCGCCCGCGCGGGCGAGCGGATCGCCGACATTGGCGAGCGTGAGCAGCATCTGCGGCTGGCGGGCGCACTGGCCGAAGCCGAGACGGAGTCACGTCGCAAGCGGATCGAGCTCGAGGCGAAGAACCAGTTCAACCCCGCCGGCTTCGACGCTGACTGGAAAGGCTATACCGACGGCCGGCTGAGCGCGGCGACGCCGGGGCTGGTGCCGCATCTGCGGAAGAACCTTGCTGACGAGGGCATGGCGGCGTTCTCCTCGTTGTCGAACCAGAAGCTGGTCCGTGATCGGTCCTTGGCCGACGACAATCTGATCGCCCGACAGAAGCTTGCGGAAGACGACGTCGTCGCGATTGCCGCGACAGACGGGATGAGCTCGCCGAAATTCGCCGCGGCGATGCAGGCGTGGGATGGCGTCACCAAAACCCGCGTTGACGGCGGCATGGTGGCGCCGGACGCGGTGATGCTGCAGCGGGAGAACTTGTTCGGCCGCGCTACCGGCGAGGCGATCGTTATCGCGGCGGATCGCTCCTACGAGGCGAAGGGCTTCGAGGGCGCGCTGAAGGAGACGCAGGAGACGCTGGCGAAGTCCGGTCTACGCCCGGCAGAGCAGCGCAAATATCTTGACGTCACCGAGGCCTCGCTACGCAGCAAAGAAGTTTGGCGGCGCGAGAGCGTGAAAGACGTGATCGAGGTCGCCAAGCCGGTCCTCGCGATGCTCGATCGCGGCGTCGCCGGCCTCGACGACGAGGCGCGCTCGGTCATCGATCGCCTCCGCGCATTGAAGGCGCCGCTGGAGGCGTTGCGGGTCGAACGCCAGTTGCAGGTCAACCAGGGCTATCTGCTCGGCGTCGCCCGCGCCGGTCGTGTTGGCCAGGCAACGATGCCGGCCGCCAATGTCGATCAGGCGAAGACCTTCCTGCGCACGCGGTTGTCGGGCGGGCAGGCAGCAGCGGCGGTGGACGGCATGTCGCCCGATATGTCGGTGCGGCTCACCCGCCTGATCCAGGCGGCACCACCCGGCATTGCTGAGAAGCTAGGTGTCTATTCGGGCTTCCGCACCACCGAGCGGCAGCAGCAGCTTTGGAACGCCGAGGTGGCGAAGCGCGGCTCGGAGGCAGAGGCGCGGAAGTGGGTCGCGCCGCCGGGCCGGTCCAACCATAATCACGGCGACGCGGCGGACCTGTCCTATAATGGCGAGAGCCTGAGCAAGGCCCCGAAAGAGGTCGTCGATTGGCTGCACCAGAACGCCGGCGCTCACGGGCTGAAGTTCCCGCTGGCGAACGAAAACTGGCACGTAGAGGTCGCGGAGACGCGCGGCGGCGGGTTGAGTGCGAACATCGGCACCAAGATCACCGGCGTCGAATCCAGCTTCGATCCGACTGCGCAGAACCCGCTCTCGTCGGCTTTCGGCGGCGGACAGTTCATCGATAGCACTTGGCTCGCGACCGTGCGGACTCACCGCCCCGAGCTTTATCAGGGGCGGACGCCGCAGCAGGTGCTGGCGCTGCGTGCCGATCCGGCGCTGTCGCTGGAGATGACCAACGCCTATGCGAAGGATAACGCCGAGTTCCTGACGAACGCCGGCGTGCCTGCGCGGGATGGAACGGTCTACCTCGCTCATTTCGCCGGGCCGGCGGGCGGCGTGCAGATCTTCAAGGCCGATCCGTCGACGCCCATTGAACGGGTGCTGCCGCCGGACAAGATCGCCGCCAATCCTTTCCTGCGCGGGATGACCGCTGGCCAGGTGGTGGCGTGGGCCGATCAGAAGATGGCCGGCGGCAGCGGCAGCGCGGACCTCGCGGCCAACATGGATCCTGCCGTCCTGCAGGGTTACATGAAGGGCCAGCAGGAGCTTTTCGACCGCATCTTCCCCGATATGGAGCGCAGTGCCGACTTCTGGGGCATGACCCCGGACAATGTCGACACCATCGAGCGGATGTGGCCGTCCCTGTCTCCGGCGCAGCGCGAGAAGGCCGCGACCTCGATGCGCACCGGCGCGCTGGCGGCGACGTTCCGCGAATGGACACCGGAAGCGCGCGAGGCGCTGATCGCCGGTTGGAATGCGCGTGCGGCCAACGGCGACAGCGTCGCCCAGTCGATGCTGCGTGACGTCGAGCCGGGTCGCAAGAAGCTGGCGGAGCTGGAGGAGAACGACCCGATTGCCCGCGGCCAGGTCGGCAACTGGGGCCGTGGGCCGACGCTGATCAACTGGTCGGCACCGCCGGAACAACTGGTGGGCGCTCTGCGGGCGCGTGCGCAGGATGCCAGCGTCTATGCCAGCCGTCTCGGCCGCAACGCCGTGCCCGGCCTATCGCTCGGCGAGGCGGCAAACCTCGCGGGCGTGCTGCGGACCGGCGACGCCAACATGGTGGCTCGCACCTTCGGCGCGCTCGGCGCCACACTGCCGCAGCAGACGTTCGCCCTGACGATGGCGATACCGCAGGTCAAGGAAGCGGTCGACGGGCTGACGCGGTCAAGCGATCCGCTGAAGATGACGGCGGTCTTCGGGGCGCTCGATCGGATGCAGTCGTCGGATCCGGTCGGATTCGGCCGGGCCTTTGCCGGCGACGTCGAGAAGCGCCTCGCGCTGTGGCAAAGCTGGTTGGCCTATAAGAGCCCGGCCGAGCTGGCGGAGGCGGTGAAGGCGGAGGCCGATCCCCTCAAGGCCAAGGCCCGCGCGGAACAGCGCAAGCAGGCGGAGACGATCTCCGAGAAATTCAGCGACGGGCAGATCCTGTCGATGCTCGATCCCAGCTGGCTCCCGTTCGATCAGCCGGCGGCGCCGAGCAACCCGGACGCCATGGCTCGTCTACGCGTCGAGGCGCGTTTGCTGTTCGGTGAGGCCTACGCGGCGACCGGCGACGAATCCGCCGCCAGCAGCATGGCGGGCAAGATGCTCAGCAAGGTGTGGGGAGCCTCCGAGTTCGCCGGCGGCGCGCTGATGCGCCGGCCGCCGGAGAAATACTATCCCACCATCGACGGCTCGCATGATTGGATGTCGGCGCAGTGGCAGGAATTCACCCAGAGCCGCCCGGCGGGCGAGGCGTCGGCGTACCAGCTTGTCGCGGCGCGCGAGACCGATAGCGACGCGAGCGCCGGCAAGGCACCGCGCTACGAGGTAGTGTTCCAACGGCCGGACGGTGCGTGGGACGTTCTGCGCGAGGCCGATGGCAAGCGCGTCGGCTTCCAGTTCGACGAGGCTCGCGCCGAGGCGGCGCAGTGGTCGCAAGCACCCGGTTTCTTCGGCCGGCTCCAGCAGAACCTCGGTGCCGACTGGGGCAGCGGCCAGCCGAAGGTCAACGCCATCAGCGGAGAGCCATGATGCCGGTTGTGCCGATGGATGACGATGCGGGTCCTCTCGGCTTCCGTGCGCCGACCGGTACCGGCCCCGAGCCGGTCCGTCCGGCGCCGAGCGTCGGCGACACCTTCGCGGCGGCATTCCGGCTGGACAACGACGTCGTCAACGTCGCCCGGTGGCTGCAGGAGCGCGATGCCTATGCGCCGGACCCGAGCTATGACCTGCGTGCCGATATCGAGGGCACCAAATACGGCAGAGACTATCGCAGCGATTTCCTCGGCTCGCGCAGCAAAGCGGAGAGCGACGCCATCCGCGCGCGGATCGATGAGCGCGAGCGCGACTTGGGGACCATGGCGGCCAGCGGCTGGATGGGCACGCTGGCCGGAATTTCGGCCGGTATTCTGTCGCCGACCACGCTGATCCCGGGCGCGCAGATCGTGAAGGGTGTTCGCATCGGCTCCACTATCGCCCGCTCGGCGCTGATGGCGAGCGCAGCGGGTGCGGCGGCGACGGCGGTTCAGGAAGGGCTACTGCAGGCGGTGCAGCCGGGCCGCGGTTGGGAGGAGAGCGCCGCCAACATCGCCGGCACCGCGGTGCTCGGCGGCATCCTCGGCGGGGCGGTCGGCGCCTATGTGCATCGTGCCGACTTCGAGCGGTTCGGCCGCGACATCGAGACCGGGGAGTTGTCGACCCGCACCGTCGACCGCGCCGCCGGTGACGATGCCTTCGTCGCGGAGCGCGACAGCTCGATCGGCGCCGCCCAGGCGCAGACCGGCGACAACGCGCTGAAGGGTGCGCTCGGTGCCGCGGAGGCTCTGCGATTCCAGGACCCCATGCTCCGGCTTCAGACCAGCAACTTCGTCGAGAGCCGCCGCGCCATCGAGATGCTGGCCGAGACGCCGCTGACCCTGGAAAAGAACGCGGCTGGCATTGCCACGGCACCCGGCGGCTCGGTCGAGACCCGTGTGAAAATGTCGTACGGCAATCTCGCGCGCGGCCTGCAGGATGTCGACGATCTCTATTCGCAGTACCGGTTCGGCCGCCCGCGCCAGACCTTTGACATTGCCCGCGCCGAGCTCGCCCGGCTGACCGGCCGCTCCGAGGGCGAGCTGACCTACAGCGAGTTCAAGGCGGAAATCGCCAAGGCCATGCGCCGCGGGGATCGGCACGAGATTCCGCAGGTCGCCGCCGCTGCCCAGGCGATGCGCGCCAAGGTGTTCGATCCGGGCCGGCTGGCGGCTGTCGAGGTCGGTGCGCTCGATCCCGATGTCGGCATCGAGACGGCGGAGAGCTATCTCCACCGGCTGCCGGATCGGGAAAAGGTCCGGGCCGAGCGTCCCGCCGTGCAGCAGGTCATCACCGATTATCTGCGCGCCGATCAGTCCGCGAAGGCCGCGACGCAGGAGCGGCTTGGCGGATTGCTCACGGAGCGGCGCGGGCTCGATGACAGCGCCAGGAAGCTGCAGGCGCAGCTCGAGCGGCTGGAGGTTTCAGGCGGCAAGCTCTCCGCCCGTCTCGACGAGCGCGCCATGGAAGTTCGACGCGCCACCAGCCGCAGCGACGTCCTCGCCGATCGGCAGGAACTGATCTCGGAGGCCATCGCCGACGACGAGACCTTCATCCGCGAGATGCGCGACATCGCCGCCGATCCGACGACGCGCGAGATGATCGATCGGATGGAAGCAGAGCTGGTCGATCTGCGCCGCGCCGACCGGCCGCCGACCGAGGCGCAGTTGCGGCAGGCGGAAGCCGACGAGATCAAGGGCATCCTGTCGGGCGACAACCGGGCGGCGGCGGAGATCGTGGTGGGGCGGCGCAAGCCGTACAAGGCGCCGTCCTTCCTGTCGTGGATCGTGCGAGGCGGCGGCATCGAGGACGGTGGCGGCGACGTGCTGGCCGCGCTGGGCGGCGATGTGCGCACGCGGCCGGGGCTGGTCAGCGGCAACGGCGCGGATGCCGATACCTGGGCCGAGCGGATCATGGAAGCCTCGGGCGGCCGGCTGACCGAGCGGCCGGAGCCGAATGACGTGCTGAACTGGATTGCCGATGCGACGCGCGGCAAGGATCCCGACTGGTGGGTCGACACCCGCGTCGATGTGCAGAAGCAGCAGGTCACCGCGCTGGCCGACGCCTGGTCGGAGGTGTTCGGCCGCGCCGGCATCCAGCCGAAGACGGTCGCCGATGTCGGCAAGGTGCTGCGCGACGAGCGGATCGAATCCGGCGCGGACCTCGTGACGCTGGATGACCTCGACCGGATTGCGGCCGAGCTGGAGGCCGCCGGCGAGGGCGTGCCGGTGCAGGCGCGGCGGGAGCAGGTGGAGGGCGACCTGTTCGTGCAGAAGGACGCACTGGCGCAGGTGCGGCAGCAGATCGCCGATGCGCGGGCGGCGCGGGACCAGAAGCAGCGCCGGCTCGGCACGGCGAGCGCCCGCGGGGCGGAGGCAGATGTTGCCGCCCGTGCCAATGTCGGCCGGCTTGGCCTGCTGGAACAGCGCCTGGGCAGGATGGAAGAACGCCGCGCTCTCATTGAGGAGTTGCTCGCCAATGTCGACCGGCGTCAGGCGGAGCTCCGCGGCAAGATCGAGAGCGAGGCAGCCGGCTGGAAGGGCGATTCCACCCGCGAGTTCCGCACCGAGCTGCGGGCGCGCGAGAAGGCGGCGCGGGCGGTCTCCGCCGATGCACCGCTGGAGAAAGGTTCCGACGACGTGCTGGAGGGCGCCATCCGCGCCATGACCGCCGCGCGCAAGGACATGAGCGATGACGAACTCCTCGCGCAGGCCTCGCAGATCGTGGATCACTGGATCAGTACCCCGGCGGGCCGGCTTCCCTATGAGATTGGCGGTGGCCGCTCCGGCCCTGCGAAGCCGGAGGATGTGCGCGGCCCGCTGGCGCGCCGCTCCTTCGCCATCCCGGACGCGCTGCTCGAGCCCTGGCTTGAGAACGACATCGAAGTCCTGGCGCGCGCCTACACCCGGACGCTGGCGCCGGACGTCGCCATCATCCGGAACTTCGGCGATCTCGACCTGACGGAGGCCAAGCGGAAGATTGTGGACGAGCGCGACCGCCGGCTCGCCGAGGCGGTCACGCCGAAAGACCGGTTGGCGATCCAGAAGGGAGCCGATCGCGATCTCAAAACCCTCGACGCGGTGCGCGACCGCATCCGCGGTGTCTATGCCCTGCCGTCAAACCCTGACGGACTGTTGGTCCGCGCCGGCCGGATCGCGAGGAGCCTCAACTATCTCCGCCTGATGGGCGGGGTAACCATCTCGTCGATCCCGGACCTCGGCCGGCCGGTGATGGAATATGGCCTCGCCCGCACCTTCCGGGATGGCTGGATTCCGTTCATCGCCGGCTTCAAGGACGTCCGCCCGATCGCCCGTCGCGAGGCGCAACTGGCCGGCACCGCCATCGACATGGCGCTCGACAGCCGGGCACTCGCGATCGCCGATCTGATGGATGATTACGGCCGCACCTCGAAATTCGAGCGCGCCATCCACGGGATGTCCAGCAACTTCGGCATGGTCAGCCTGATGGCGCCTTGGACCGACGTGATGCAGCAAGTGACCAGCCTCATCGCGATGAACGGCATGCTGCGCGCCGCTGAGGCGGCGTCGCTCGGTAAGGCGACGGCCCGGGAGATCGAGAAACTCGCCGCCTCCGGCATCGATCAGCCAATGGCCAAGCGCATCTGGTCGGAGTTCGCTCGCGAAGGCGGCGGCGACACGGTGCGCGAGCTGCGGCTGCCGAACACCGAGGCCTGGGCCGACCGCGGTGCCATCGACGCCTTCCGCGGCGCGCTAGTGCGCGAGGTCGACCGGGTGATCATCAAGCCGGGCCAGGACAAGCCGCTGTGGATGAGCACCGAGCTCGGCAAGCTGGTCGGACAGTTCAAGGGGTTTGCCGTCGCGTCCACCCAGCGCATCCTCCTCGCCGGCCTGCAACAGCGCGACGCGCATGCACTGAGCGGCCTCCTGATGATGGTCGGGCTGGGCGCCGCATCCTATGGCATCCGCTCCGCCATGTACGGCCGCGACGTGTCCGACGATCCGGTCACCTGGGCGATCGAGGGCATCGACCGCTCCGGCGCCCTCGGCTGGTTGATGGAGGCGAACAACATCTCCGAGCGGCTGTCGCGGGGCCATGTCGGGCTGTCGGCGCTCACCGGCGAATATGCCAGCCGATATCAGTCGCGAAACATCTATGGCGTTCTCGGCGGACCGACGGCAGACCTGGCCGGTGATGTGGCGCAGATATCGGGCGCGATTGCCGCCGGCGACATGCGCGCCACCGATCTGCGCCTCGCCCGGCGGATGGCGCCATATAATAACGTATTTTGGTTGAGCACGGCGCTGGATCGCGCCGAGCACGGACTTGCCGATGCCTTCAGCCTTCCGGGGCGCCGATGACCAAGCTGGATTGGACCCGTGGGCGCCACAGCGGCGGGTGGTCGATCGAGCGGTCGCCCTATCGGCCTTACACGCCGAGCGAGGTCCTGCGCGGTCGCACCCAGCACGCGCCGCAGAAGCCGACCGTGCTACCCGCCACCGGACCGATGACGCTGGCGCGCCTCGTCACCCACGGCATCAACCGCGTCTCGGTCTGGTGCCCGGCCTGCCGACGGGCCGAGCATCGCGACATTGCCACCCTGGCGGCGGAGACGCTGACGGTGCCGCTGACCGAACTCGGCGTCGCTGTGCGTTGCGATCGATGCGGCGGCTCGACCATCGTGTCGGCGTTCCGCTCAGAGGCACGAATCCTTGCTTGATCGCTCCCCGCCCGAATTGTTGGACGAGGTCACGACCTGCACGCCCGCCGAGCCGCGGCGCCCGGCGGTGTCTGACGTCTATCGCGCGCTCGCCGCCCAGCTTCACGACCGCATCCGCAAACTTGGCCTTCCCATGTGGCGCTGCGACGACCTGTCGGGGGTGCAGGACGGCTACACGGCCAAAATGCTGCACCCCGACACACCGTCCGGTCGTCAGGCCAGCTGGCCGACCCTCGATCTGGTCATGCAAGCTCTGTATCCTGACGGGTTCGACATCATCATCAGGCCGCGCGACGGGCGGAAAGCGCTGAAGCTCACAGCCCCGCGCAACCCGACCGTTGACGCCCGCGAGCGCGCCATTATGCAAAAAATGGGGCGTCTCGGCGGGTTGAAGGCGGCCGCGAACCGACGGGCGAGGCGCAAGCCGACGGGCAGCAACTGACACCCCCGCTAGTCGATCGGCCTCTCCGTCCACCTTGGACGGCACCATCATGGTAGACAGCCCAGCGCGCCGATCCAGCCACGCCTTGATCGCCGGCCAGTAGCGGCGGCCGAACACCGGATCGATCTGCGGCATGCCGCGGCGCTCCAACTCACGGGCCAGCGGCTTCCAGCGGACAAGGTTCGCATCACCGAGGAGCTCGTAAGCAATCTCGGCTTCGGAAGGGAAGAGCGGCATTTCCTTGAGACGGCGCGGCATGGCTGGCTCCTGTTCACGGGAGCCGGAGGATGACGCTCACAGCGTGTTGATCATGCAATCAGCCGATCGGGCACGAAGAAGGGCATGGCGGCGGTCCTGCGGGTTCATCGCCACAGTCCGCCGCCCGAAACCCGGCCGGCAACGCACGATACGATATCGCTTTACGTGCCACCTTCGTCATGCGAACGATTTCGCCAGAGTGGCGTGCGTCTGCCGTAGGGCGATTGGGTGATGGGGGTAAGCGATGTCAGATCAGCAGCCGAAAGATGAAGCTTCAAAAACCTCTGTAGATTATTATTCCGACAAGCTAGTAACCTATTTTTCAGATGGCTTGGCCCACATCAACAGAGGCGACAGCATTACGAAGTTGACGTTTTTTAGCTGGTCATTCCGAACTGGGCATCAGAAACGGGTTGCCACGCTCGATGTAGAAATTGCCCTGTCTACGCAATCGATGATGGACACCTATCTTTTCATGGGGGAATTCATCAATGATATGATCGCCAACGACAGCGAAGCCGCTCAATATTTTGAACAACTCAAATCCGCGCGCGCAGCAGACCGAGCATGAGAGAGATAGATGCTCGATACCACGAATAACCTGCAGTTTTCTCCGCGACGCCCTGCCTCTGCGTCGAATGATCGCCGACGTGTCTACGGGGGAGGGTCAATGTCCGCCGCCAACAAATCCGCAGCGGGCGGTGTTCTCCAGCAGATTCCTGACCGTGTACGCGGTCAGGAGAATGTGAGGAACGCGCCCTCCTTGCCATCGACCGAGCAAGATGCAACATCTTCCGACATGACCCGCGAAGAGATGGACGCCAAGCTGGAAGCCGCCGAGGCTCGGACCGATACAAAGTTCGCGGAGCTCCTCGGCGAAGTGAAAGCAATGCGCGCGGAACTCAGCGGTGACATGAAGTCGATCGGCGCCCGCTTGGATCATGTGGAGCGCGCCACGAGCGGCGTTCGTCTTAACATCTGGCTGGCGGCTGTCGCCGTCCTCGGGCTGGCTATTGCCGCGATGGCCTATGGCGGCCAGCAGTTTGGCTTGGGCGCAGACCTTCAATCGATCGTTCAGGCGACCGTGAAGGCCACACAGCTGAATCCGCCTGGCGCCCCACAGCAATAG